AAGTGGGATGCTGAGATTCCATTGGATTCACAGCGCACTGGTTGCGAGTCGCATGTCCTGCACCCTGATCTGGTGCCTTGGCAGCGCAAGGATGGGCCAGACGAGTTCACCGCTGTGTATGAGATCAATGGCGTGAATCTGGCCAATGGCGATCCTGAGCAGGAAGGCGTTTGGGGTAGCAAGGAGTTGCTGGCCAATGCCGATGCCTGCGCCAGTGGTGATCCTTTGATCGCTGAGATGCGCAAGGACTTTGGTGGAAGGATTGTGGGATGAAATTCGGTTCTGTTTGTTCTGGTATTGAAGCGGCCTCTGTCGCCTGGCATCCACTTGGATGGGAGGCAGCATGGCTTTCTGAGATTGAGCCATTTCCATGTGCTGTTCTCAAGCATCACTACCCTGATGTTCCCAATCATGGGGACATGACACTATTGCCAGAGAAGATTCTGTCTGGCGAAGTTGAAGCCCCAGACTTGTTCTGTGGTGGTACTCCATGCCAAGCCTTTTCAGTGGCTGGTCTTCGTAACTCTCTGGACGATGCCAGAGGTAATCTTTCACTCACATTTGTAGGGATAGCAAATGCAATTGACCATGTTCGATCTGTTCGACGAGATGCTCCAGCAATCATCTTCTGGGAAAACGTGCCAGGAGTCCTCAACACCAAAGACAATGCATTCGGCTGCTTTCTTGGAGCACTTGCCGGTGAAAGCGATCCGATCACAGCACCAGGGGAAAGATGGTCAAACGCTGGTTGTGTGTTTGGTCCCCAAAGAACAGTCGCGTGGCGAGTCCTCGATGCCCAATATTTCGGAGTGGCCCAACGTAGGAGGCGTGTGTTCGTTGTCGCAAGTGCTAGAAACGACTTCAATCCCGCAGAGGTTCTTTTTGAGTTCGAAGGCGTGCGCAGGGATACTCCGCAGAGCCGAAAAGAGGGGGAAAACATTGCCTCAACAATTGCAGCACGCTTTGGAAGCAGTCGTAACAACCACGAAGAGTTAGCACCTCCAAAATACTTGGGTAATGCAGAAGGAGGCGCAAGAGAAGTTCCATTTCTAACTTGCCACAATACTGGCGGAACTGCTGGCATAAGCAACCAGACACCGCTTGTTGGGCATGAAGTAGTTGGTGCTTTAGATACTGAATGTGGTGGGAATAAATTGACACATCAATCTGTGAAAAATGGACACATTGTGGCTGCCAGAATGGTGTCTTTTGGCGAATACTCAGTTGATGGCACAGCAAGCGCCATGAAAGCCAGAGACTGGAAAGATGCAACTGATTTGGTGGCACAGCCAGTAGCATTTCATCCAACACAAGACCCAATCACAAGCACAGACGGAACAACTCATGGGCTTGGATGTGGATCAAGTGGTGGGCAGGCAAGTATTGCGGTGGCGCATAGTCAAGTTTTTGAAAACCACGGCACAGACAGCCGGATAAAACTAGTTGATGTGTGCCCTACTGTGACGAGCAGATGGGGAACTGGCGGGAACAATGTTCCACTGTCAATGCAAACCATGGCTGTGCGCAGACTGACCCCTACAGAGTGTGAGCGCCTGCAAGGTTTTCCTGATGGTTACACCAACATCCCATGGCGCAAAGCTGCCGAGTCACCAGACGGCCCACGCTACAAGGCTTTGGGTAATTCATGGGCTGTGCCTGTCGTTCGGTGGATTGGCAAACGAATTCAAGAGGCATTGGCACAGCCAAAGCAAGAGCCTTTTGGTTATTTCCAATATTCAATTCAACTTGACGCATGGGTGCAGAACAGAATCAACAACAAAGGTGTGGCTTTCTATACCACTCACCCACAGCGCAATCCGCTGACGGATGAGGAGATTGACACGATCGGAGCAACAATTTTCAAGGCTGAATTTTTGGACGACACCGAAGTGAAGAGCAACCGTGAACTTGCCCGAGCCATCGAATCCGCACACGGTATTGCAGGAGAAAAACATAATGCTCCGTGACTACCAACAGCGCACCATCGACGAGCTGTACCGATGGTTTGAGGCTGGCAATGCTGGCAATCCATGTCTGGTGTTGCCGACCGGCTCAGGCAAGTCGCACATTGTGGCTGCGCTGTGCAAGGATGCCCTGCAAAACTGGCCAGAGACTCGGGTGCTCATGCTGACCCATGTCAAGGAGCTGATCGAGCAGAATGCCGAGAAGATGCGCCAGCATTGGCCTGGTGCACCGATGGGCATTTACAGCGCCAGCATTGGCCAGAAGGACTTGAGCGAGCCGATCACCTTTGCTGGCATCCAGTCGGTGCGCACCAAGGCGCGTGATCTTGGCCACATCGATCTGGTGATCATCGATGAATGCCACTTGGTCAACCACAAGGACGAGGGTGGCTATCGCAAGCTGCTTGGCGAGTTGAAGGCCATCAATCCGCACCTGCGCGTGATTGGCCTGACTGCCACGCCTTACCGCTTGGGGCATGGCCTGATCACCGACAAGCCTGCGCTGTTTGACGATCTGCTCACGCCTGTCAGCATTGAGGAACTGGTGTTCAAGGGGTATTTGGCCACGCTGCGTTCCAAAATCACCAAGGCCAAGCTGGATGTGACTGGCGTGAAGAAGCGTGGTGGTGAGTTCATTGAGTCCGAGTTGCAGGCTGCTGTGGACACCGACGACAAAAATCAGGCCGTAGTGCATGAGGTCATGGGCTTGGCCGGTGAGCGCAAGGCGTGGCTGTTTTTCTGTGCTGGCGTGAAGCATGCCGAGCACGTGGCCGAAGTCCTGCGCCAGCGTGGTGTGACCGCTGAGTGCGTGACTGGTGAGACACCGAAGAAAGAGCGCGAGCGCATGCTGGCTGACTTCAAGGCAGGCCGTGTGCGTGCGCTTACCAATGCAAATGTGCTCACCACTGGCTTTGACTATCCAGACATCGATCTGGTGGTGATGCTGCGTCCCACCATGAGCGCCAGTCTTTATGTGCAGATGGCAGGCCGTGGCATGAGGGTCAAGAGCCACACCGATCACTGCTTGGTGCTGGACTTTGCTGGTGTGGTTGAGTCGCATGGTCCGATCACTAATGTGCAGCCGCCCAAGAAGGGTGGCGATGGGAATGGCGAGGCACCAGTCAAGGTGTGTGACCACTGCGGTGAGCTGGTGCACATCTCGGTGATGCTTTGCCCTTCATGCGGTGAGCAGTTTCCTGAGCCAGTCAAGAAGTCGATGGTGCTGCGTAATGACGACATCATGGGTCTGGATGGCCAAGAGCTGGATGTGACGAGCTGGACATGGCGCAAGCACATCAGCAAGGCCTCTGGCATCGAGATGCTGGCCGTGACCTACTACGGTGGCCTCAGCGACACACCGATCACCGAGTATTTGCCGATCATGCATGAAGGCTATGCAGGCCAGCGTGCAATGAGCCAGCTTCTGAGTATTGCCAACAGCGCCAGCATTGTGCCTGGTGGTCTGAATGTGAAGACGATGGAGGAGATGGTGCAGAACATGAACAATGCCACGCCACCAGAGTGGATTGAGTATCGCAAGGACGGAAAGTTTTTTAGGGTAATGAAAAGGAGTTGGGAATGACAGTTGAAGAACAAATGAATCGAATGCACAAACTCAAGGTTTGTGATGTGTGCAGTCGTGAGGCTGATCCACTTGGTGGTGTCACGGTGCGTGCCAAGTGGCATTGCGCTCGGTGCTGGGTGAAGCTCATGCAAAGGGGTCTGAAATGAGCCGACCACCAGAGCCACAATTTTTGGTTGACTACCGCGAGTGGATCAAGGCCGGTCCACCGAAGTGCTGCCACACCTGCGAGATGTACGGCACAGATGGCCTGTGCACCGAGTTCTTCATGACACCGCCAGCCGAGTTCGCTGCCGAGGTGGATGCCTGCCATAAGTGGGAGCCAGAATGTCCGTTCTAGACCGTATTCCCACCGAGCATGAGGAGCAGCGCGAGCTGGTGCGTTGGTTTCGCCAGACTTGGCCAGGCGTGCGCATCTTTGCCATTCCTAATGGTGGCGCTCGCAATCCAGCCACCGCTGGCCGATTGAAGGCTGAGGGTGTCAGCAGTGGCGTGCCTGATCTGTTCATTCCTGCATGGGGTCTTTGGGTGGAGATGAAGCGCACCAAGGGTGGCAGTCTGAGTGCCGAGCAGAAAGACTGGATTGCCTATCTTGAAAGTGTGAGATTCTGTTGTATAGTGGGAAAAGGTGCTGATGATGCCAAGGGCAAACTTCAGGCCTTTTTCAATGAACAGAAGGACAAACTATGACCAACAAAATCAAAGATCGTTACATGACGATCAGGTTGCCTGCCGACATCGAGATCGAGTTGCGCAAGATGGCCGAGCGCAACACGCGCACTTTGGCCGCGCAGATTCTGCATTGCGTCAAGATGGAATTGGAGCGCCAGCAAGCACAGGAGACCAAGGCATGAAAAAGCAGATTCACATCAGCATCGACACATTGATGCATAAGTGGCCAGTGTTTGGCATTGGCTTTTCTGGTGGTGAGTTCTTTGTCTCGCTGTGGCTGGTGGATGTTCGCATTTGGAGAGGTTACTAATGTTCAAGATTCCTGAAAAATATCGTGTGCGCGAAGGCAAGATGGCCAGCGACGAATCCTTTGGCAACAATGGCA